GTAGGTTTCGAGCTAGTTGGTTCACGAATCATCTTCTCTGAGATACCTCGTGTTGGGTCTACATTCGTTGCATTCTCCTATGTGGGTAGTGAGGCAGACGTTGACGCTGCTGAAGTTGTCCCACCAATCGAGCCAGGCGACTTTATTGACATCCAAGGTGAGACTTCAGACAGAGAGGTCGCTGTTATTGAATCTTCTAACTCCTTAATCACCTTTGACTATCTTGGATCAGTCTTTGGTAAGGACGCAGTTGGTGCAGCATCAATCACAAGTGGTACTATTGCTAGTGTCCAAGTCACTGGAGTTGGGTCTGGTTACACGACTAGACCATCTGTAAGGGTTGACTCCATCTCTGGATTTGACGCACAGATTAAGGCACTGGTTGGTGTTGGTGAGTGTGTAATTTCCAACCAAGGTAGTGGATATTCTGCTGCTGGCATATCGGTTGATACTTCAGTCCCTGACGAATGGACTGCACCAGATTTGAGTCAATATGGTGAAGAAGTAATTGACCCTGAGATTCTTCCATAAATAACTAAAAATTGTAAGGTAAATGGCTAAACAAACGCTAGGTCTAGGATCTGCTGCTAACGATAATACGGGTGATACCCTTCGAGTCGGTGGTGATAAGATTAACGACAATTTTAACGAAATATATACAGGCATTGGTAATGGCACTACGTTATCTCTTAGTGTTACTAATGCTGCTGTAGGACAGGTATTGCGATATAATGGGTCTACTTTCCTTCCATCCGACTACACAAACCTTACTGCTGGTCTGGATGTTAATGGAAATAGTATTGTTTCATCAAGTAATGGGAATATTAATATTGCTCCGAATGGTACTGGTAACTTAACACTTGGCGTTGGTGGTGTTACTAATACATTTACAGGAGCAGATGGCATAATTGATATGCCAACTAAGGTAAAATATAAAAATGAATGGGCTAGTCTCGGTGCTGCACCTGCTGCTGCAACCTATACTGGATACTTTTTTACAGTTGATGGTGATGATAATCCATATGTAAATATCAACATAACTGCTGGTGGTGTTGGAGATACTAGAGCAAAATTATTAACACAATATTCAGGTGTAAATGACTTAGTAGACGTTGATACAAATACTGCTGCACCTACAAACGGACAAGTTTTAAAGTGGAGTAGTACTGGAAGTAAGTGGGCACCTGCTAATGATGATTCAGGTATTTCCTCACTCAACCTCTGGGCATCAGTTGCTGGTGATACAGGATCAACTACTGCTAATACTCAGTCTGATACGTTAACGATTGCTGGTGGCACAAACATCACAACTGCTGTTGTTGGTGATACACTAACAGTTAATTTCTCTGGGACTCTGACAACAACATTTGCTGCTTTGACAGATACAGATGTTGGTGGTCTTACCCAAGGCGACTCACTCTTTTATAATGGTACAAACTGGGTAGCAACTCGTAGTCCAATAACTTGGTGGGAAGTTAATGCTGATGGTGCAAACCATTATACTATTAACGGACCAGGTTTCTCTGCTGCGACAAATGACCCAACATTGTATGTCCATAGAGGACAAACATATGCGTTTGATAATTCTGTGCAAGGTGCTGGTCACCCCTTCAGAATTCAGAGCACAACTGGTTTAGCTGGGACTCCTTATACTGCTGGTCAAACTGGTAGTGGAATCACAGTTTTATATTGGACTGTCCCTATGGACGCTCCTGCAACTCTATATTATCAATGCACACTCCATGCATTAATGAATGGTACAATTAACGTAGTAACTTAATAAATGGCGAGGACTATACCTGGTACTGGTGCTTCTATCAAACCATTATTTAATGAAGTATTTGGGGTTAGAGCAGTTGAAGTTTTGGAAGGAGGGAAGGATTATACTTCTGCGGATCCACCAAGACTAACTGTTACTGGTTGTGGCACACCAGACGAAGAAGCGATACTGTATCCTATCATTGACGATGCGTCAGGTAGGATTGTTCATGTACGTGTATTAAACAAAGGGAGGGGATATGATCCACTCAGAGTCAATATTTTACCGACGAGTGATACGCCAAACGTTGTTACGTCATTTGACATTAACAGAGTATGGCAAAGCAATCCTCAGTCAACGACAACTGGAACATTCGCAACAACAACAGACAGACTAACAATTGTTTCGGATAATCATCCAAAACCTTCTGATGTATCTGGAGAAAGAGCACCAGGTGGTGGACCGTTAGTTGATAGAAATTTTAATCAAGCATTTATATACAGAGGTGGTAAAGATGTACCTGCTTCTGAGCCAAGACCAGACCAGAAGAATAAGGTCTTAGGTCTTTTAGCAAATGGAGTACAACTCCACACTCCTGAATGGGGTCAAGGTCATTCTGATGTCCCTATAGGATTCAGTCTTGACACAGTAAAATCAAGTTTCATTAAATCTAATGATGCTTATGGTGGTGTAGTTGATAGTAATGTCTATCATTACCAGTCAAGTAAGTTAATTGACCATCTAGCACTAAAGAATGGTACATTACAAAATGGTTTCCAAAGAGTATTCACTTGGAATATTAAAGTAGAATTTGACAACTTAATGATTCCTGTTGGTAATGTCTCTGAGACAATGGGATCAGTAGAAGTTGGTAGACAAATAGAATTAGTTGGTGGTAGTGCAACATGTGAAGTTGCAAAAATTGTTAGAAATGGTTCTGGTATTGTCCAGAGAATATATGTAAGATTGGTAGCAGGTACATTCTCCAATGGAGATAATCTGTTAGGTGCAAATGGTTTCACAATGACCATTAATAATGACCCTACCACATTCCCTAACGGTCTTTTCTATATTAATTTCGGACCTGATGCAGCAGATTTTGGTAATTTTGATGTTAATGGATGGTATCTTTCTCCTGAAGATATTAAAGTCCAATCAAATTATCTAATTAAGTGGAATCAATCTGATGCAAGTAACGGTATTACTGCTACTCATACTCATGGTCATCCAATGCAATTCAGTACCACACAAGATGGTCTATTGAATGGTGGCACACTATACACAAATAGTACTGGTGCTGGTGGTGGATGGTCTACTGACTATGAGAATGAATTCCAACCACTCTTCTTAATGAATGCTGATGAGAGTAATCGCATTTATTATTACTGTAAGTATCACAGATACATGTCTGGATACGCTGGAGATGAAGGTTATATAACCTTTGATAATACTCCAGACAACGATCCTCTCCCAAACAATTATTACATTACTGACTTCTATGCAACTGGACCTGATTATGCCAGACATGCAGACGGTCACTCTAAGATATTGGGTATGGCCTATGATGGATATCCAATCTACGGTCCTTATGGATATAATGCAGCAGGTGCCGTTGTTAGACAGGTATCAGGATATCGATTAAAGACAGGTGTTGAGATTGATGGTACTAGACCTGCTGTTGTTACAGCATCTTCAGTAACACAAACTATTACCGTATCTAGTGGTAAATTCTATGTTGGTGGTAGTGAAGTACAATTCCTAAATCTCTTCAGAGGTAAGACATACGTTTTCAATCAGGATCATGCTACTAATGATAGTAACTTCCTGTTGTTAAGCACACAAGAAAATGGTTGGCAAGCATCTGGTACAGCTAATGGTGATACTTCAATCTTACATGAAGAAGGTGTTGTATATAAGTTGGAAGGAGTTACTAAGACATATACAGAATATATTTCAGGATTTAATGCTGCAACCTCAAGGACTTTAACGTTTACTCCCAGAACAGACGCACCTAGACTACTCTATACATTCTCATATTCAACATCTGATATGGGATTTAGATTAGTCCAAGATGGTTATCTAATGGGTGACCTAACTCAAGACTATATCTACGATTCTGCTGTTTCTGGTGCAACTCTTGATAATTTTAATGGTAGATTTGCTACTACTCCTGAGTATCCAAATGGCACCTATGCATACTTTATGGCAGAGGATGGTTCAGGCAACCCTGTTTATCCTTATATAATTGGACCTCAGTATAGAGGAGTACCTTTATTTGAAGGTGATACATTACCATCAATACCTACAGAGTTTCCTAGTGGTGCAGCAGGTGAAGTTGTATTAGGTGAAGGTGCTGATGCTGGTAAAGTTTCTTACATTAAGATGGAGAAATTTGGTGATGGATACTTTGGTACAGCAGAAGCAAAGATTTTAGGTGGTGGAGGTACTGGTGCTTTAGCAACTCCTACTGTCCAAACCGTTACAGGTCTTGCATTATTAAATCCAGGTAGAAGTTTTGCTACTCCTCCTACTCTAATTGTTGAAGGTGGTGGTGGACAAAACGCTAAAGGTGCTGCAAAGATTGATGTTACTGGTAAGGTTACATCTATCAGTGTTGTAAATGAGGGTGAATTCTATCAAGAACCACCTTATGTTTTAATTAGTGGCGGTGGCGGTATTGGTGCTAGAGCAGAAGCAGTTATATCTCAAGGTAAGATTACTGCTATTAATGTAACAGAGCAAGGTCAAGGATTTACTTCTACTCCTAATGTTATCTTTACTAAGTTAGTTAACCTTAAGAGAAAGACTGCTGCTAGACAGTCACTTAACTCTACAGCATTCTATCTGACTGGACTACTAGCAAATCTGACTGCTAGTCAGACTGAGATATATGTTGATTCTACAGATGCATATCCAGGATCAGGTAAGTTAATAATTAACAATGAGACAGTTTCATACTCTTCCAAATCAAGAGAGAAGTTTAGTAATGTAACAAGAGGTCTCAATTTCAACTATGACCAACGTGTTATTCTTGATAGTGGACAGAATCTATCTGATGGCACTTCAAACTATAAGTTTAACGTTGGTGACAGAGTAATCAGAAGGGTTGAAAATGCCCAAAACAAGATAGCAAAAGTATATGACTGGAATGCTCAGACAAGAGAATTACTTGTAGCATTTGAAGTTGATGAATTAGCATTCATTGATGGTGGTATTCCATCTACTGAAGATGCAATTGTACAGTTTGATGCTGGTGTTACTGATTCTGCCAACTCCTCATTCCAACCACACGTGTTGGTAAACTCAACTGGTGATACTATTGTTACATTAACAGTACCTATTTCCAGTATACAGAATAAGAAATTTGAAGATGATGATGAAAACTCTGGTGCAGGAGACGGTATTCCAGATCTTGTAAATACAGGTACAGATTTTGAAAACCAGATTAGTCTGGATGGTGGTATATACAACTCTTTATATGGTATCGAGGAAACACAGGGTGGCACAAACACAACCCTATTCCAAGCTGGTGACAGTATTAAGGATGCTGACATACCATTTAAGTATGCAACTATTACCTCTGCTGGTGCATTGAATGAAGGTGTGCCACATTCAGCATTGATGGAAATTACTATTGATGCTAACGATGGTAATGGTAACAACTATGCAGTTAATGAAGTGGTGACTGGTGATGTATCTGGGGTTAAAGGCACTGTGGTGTCATGGAACCCAAGCACAGGTAAATTACAAGTTGGAGATATAATTCCATTTAATACTGGTAACGTCAACGTTGGTGTTGCTGGTTACTTATATAAATTCTCTGATACAGGAACTATTGTAGATTACAATATACAGAATTCTGGTACTAACTACAGTGCAGCACCAGCAGTAACAGTTGAATCAATTGGTGATATACAGGCAACAGGCACAGCAGTCTTAACTGCTGCTGGAGACCAAGTTGCATCTATAACTATCACTAATGGTGGTTATGGATATAAACAGTCTGTAGACAACACATATAATATTCACCCAACCATAACAATTGCTGCCCCTACAAGTGGCACAACAGCAGTTGGACAGGCAATTCTAGGCGGTGAAAAACTGGTCGGAAACGGTGGTGCTTCTTATCGAATTAAGAGCATCGAGTTCCAAACAATAGCAAGGACTCAGTAACCTTGATAAATAGACAAAGGACATTAAGTACCTATAGTTAAATGGCAGCGTTATTAACAGATCAATTTAGAATCTTTTCTGCTCAAAAATTCATTAAAGCACTCGAAGGTCCAATATCGACACAGAGTGACGCAGATGCAGGAGCAACGAGAGACAGGGTTTATATCTTTATAGGTAGACCTCAAGCTTGGGATGATGAAAACTCACCTCCGCAAGCAGTAGACTCCTTCTTGGAATTTTCGTCATCCTATGATGATATGATTTCACTGAAACGTGTATTAGCTGCCGACACGGTTCAAGTGGTACGTCGTATCGACTGGGTAAGTCCTGAGCAAACTACTGGTGGTCTAGGTTTTACCTATGACATGTATCGTCACGATTACTCACCAAGTAAAACAGCATCTTCTGGTGCTACAAAATTATACGATTCTGATTTTTACGTTGTAAACAGTCAGTATCAAGTCTATAAGTGCATATATAACGGTACAAGTCCTTCAGACCCAAATGGTAAACCTTCAACAGTTGAGCCAACAGGCACTTCAACAAGTATTATCACTACCTCCGATAGCTATCGCTGGAAGTATCTTTATACTATTCCTGTTGCTAGTGTCCTAAAGTTCTTCTCTAATGACTACATGCCCGTATTCGTTAATGATGCGGTGAAGACAAATGCTGTGGCTGGTGAAATAGACACAGTTGTGATAAACTCAGCTGGGTCAGGATATAACAATGGAACCTATGACAATGTTGCTATTAATGGCGATGGGACTGGTGGTCGTGTCTCAATTGTCGTCGATGGTGGTCGCATTATTTCTGCTACTGTTACTTCTGGTGGTACTGGCTATACCTTTGGTAAAATTAGTATTGACAATATTACAGGTATTGGTACTGGTACTGGCGGTCAGGTGGATGTTATTATTCCTCCTCCTGGTGGTCATGGATACGATCCAGTGGTTGAAATGGGAGCCTTCAGAGTAATGATTAACGCCAAACTCTCCTATGATGAGGGTGCTGGTGACTTCCCTGTAGATAATGACTATCGTCGAATTGGTCTTATCACTAACCCATTAAAATTCGGCACGACTGAATTACTTGCTGACTTAACAGTCTCAGCAGCTAAGGCAGTTATTTT